AACTGTAGTACGAGCTAAAGTATCTGGTGTTGCGTCAGCTACTGTACCAATACCAAGTTCCCATTCATCCGCACTACGATTAACAACTGCATAGTAAGTAGTATTACCATCACCAATTGCTGTAACAAAAGATTGAAAGCCAGCTACTGCTCCGCCTAAACTGTACGTACCAGTTCCTGTCGTGGTTGTAGTTTCTCTGACTCTATCTTCTATTTTTAAAACCATAACTACCTAGTAAAGTTATCGCCACGTTTCAACGCAAGCTCTGCATTAACAGATTGTACTGCGTCAACATATCTTTGTTGATACACTTGTTGTTGTTGTGGATTTTTATTATAAACAGCTGCTTCAATTAAAGAACCGTAAAGTAGTGCATCATAAGCATGCTCTGTTAACCAATTTGTAGCTGTATCACTATCAAGAGCATCGAATCTTCTTCTATAATTCATTTCAATAGTTAATGCAGCGCTTGGAGTAGGCGCAATTAAAATAAAATTATCATCCCAATCAGCATAATATTTTGGAGTACCGGTGCTTGTTCTAGTAGGCCAATACTCGTTTATGTAACTAACATCTCTATACTCTAAAGCATTTCTTGCAGCAGCAGATGATAACACTTGAAATGATATCATGCTTACAAAATCAGTTGGTTTTGTGATAAATGGATCACTGGCAGTCAAAGTTGATGTTACATGTTTTTGTAAACCTGGACAGTTTTGTAGTTCTCTAGATAATCTTAATTCAGCTGTAGCTATAAACTGTAAACTTTCAGTTGCAAACGCTGAACTGTTGTCTTCTGTTAAATCAATTAAATCTTGTTTTAATATTGTAAATGTTGTCATGATACTGTTACTGTTCCAATCTTAAATAAAGCTGTTATGTCTTGTGCAACAGTTGCTGGCTGCATCGTATCGGAAGAAAAAACAGTTTCTGCTCCACGTCCAATAGATACAAACACTACATGTTGTTCTTGGGGGCGAGCATCTAACAATGATATTTTATCAGAACGAACTCGTTTAGGTTCTAATTGAGGATGTTTTTCTTCATACTCAGTTCTGTGAACTAAAGAACCATTCCATTCTTTTACCATTTCTTTATAGGGAAATGCAACCCCACTTCGATCAGAGATCGCTTTTGCGTATTTGCCTCTTGCGTACGCCATTTAACCTCCAAGCGGATTAGATTGTTCTACTTTTAATTCATTTAGTTTAGCATCTACAAAATCTATTTTAGCATCATTTATTTTAATATCGCCTTTTAATGTCTCTATTTCTTTAATAAGATTTTCTATCTTTTGATTAATATCTGATAAATCTACAGTCTCATTAACAACAAATTCTTTATTTTCTAATTGTGCTATACGATTATTAAACTCGCCCCAGGCCATAAAACCTCCGCCAATGGCACCAATGACTCCTAAAAGCGCTGCATATGTACTGAGTTTATTAACTAGATCTGGCATTCAATAACTCCTTTAATTTCAAGTAGGCTTCACCTGTTTTTTGTCTGGCATTCAGCATCTTTTTTTCGTATTTTACAACGGGATCTGTGCCAACAATATTTAACTGTCTAGCATATATTGTTTTATTATAGCTGTCTAGACTAGCCTGCATAAAAAACATAGGGTCGCCACCGGGTAATTGACGAGTGTCAAACAACGCAGCATTTGTGTCAAAATAACTAGAAATATCAGCTTGATTGGCTGTCATCTCACGAGACACAATTTCATTAATTACATCGAGTGTTAAACTAACTCTTTGCATCTCATTAGATACTTTAGCTTGTATAGCTTTTTCTATAGCAGCGACCTTAATATCTAGATCAACTTCCACTGGTTCACTAGATTCTGGCTCTGTTGTTTCTGCAACTTCAGTAGGCTCTGCTTCAATTGGCTCCTCGATTGCCTCTTCTTGTTCGGCAACTTCTGTTGTCGGTTCTGGTTCGTCTGCAACAACTTCTTCGCTACTGGGTTGCTCTTCAATTTGTTCATCAACAATCTCCTGTTCGATAGGTTCTTCTTCAATCATTTCTTCCTCTACCATAGCTACCTCTTCTATTGGTTCCGGCTCTGGTTCAGGCATTGGTTCAGGTTCTGTTTCTATTACGAATTCTTCATACACTTCTTCTATGAACTCATCTTGCATTTCTTCTGTAAATTCTTCTACAAACATTTCCTCTTCCATAACTATATCTTCCATAAGCACCTCCTCTACCGGAGGCAGGTCTTCGTACATTTCTAGTTCTGGTAAGGCATCAAAAACTTCTATATCCATTTCGATACTTGTTTCAGGAACGTATGCCAATTCAATGTCTTCGTAAAAGTCATCTTGATAGTAATCGTCCTCAAAAAAAAATTCATCAGCTATCATGTAATCATCTTGTATATCAAACTCTTCTTCCTCAAACAAATCAGGATTGAATGAGTATTCAATATCTATTGGAATAGGCTCTGGTTCAAAGAAGTCGTCAGGTATATCGTAAATAATAGTATCGATGTCGTCTATTATGTCTTCAACAATATCTATCTCATCTTGTCCAGGACACGTAGGTGGATTTTTTTGCCAACAGTATTCAACCGTTGTTACAGTTGTTGCTGACAACGCAGTGTAATCTACAGTTAGTGTTGGGTCCGTAACATCTACACCCGCATGTCCACCATTATATTTTTTATTACCTTGTATATCAAAATCAAAACGTGCAGTCAGTGTCCCGTGTGTCATTTCAGGATCAGCATTCATAATTAATGTGTTGCCATAGTTATTAAACTCGTAATTATGATTTGTTGTGTCTTCAAATGTTGTGCTTTGTGTTGTAGAATCTACTCCATTGTTTGCCGTCTGTGTCATGGTCACAGTTGACTCAGTTGGGTTCCACCAGCGTATGTCAGCATTAAAGTTAGAACTAAACCCCAGTCTTAATTCTTCTATCGATACATGATCTTCTGAGTTAATTGTAGTCTCTGCATATGCGCCATCTTTACCTGTAAGATAAATATTTTCGTTAATATCTGATGAGTCTGGAAACATAGTTCCTTCCCAGCTACCATCAATCCAATCGTGAGATATAAGATTATCTGAGGTAACAGGATTACCGGTTGTTACAGTAGTGATTGTAGTTGTGTCGCCTACGTTTGGTGTGTCTGGTATAACTACTACGTCAGCCTTGACTACCGAGGATAACAGCGTTGCCATCACCGTCAACAATACTAGGTTCTTCATTTAAATCCTCCAATATTTTTGCATCTACTTTTTCCATATATCTTAAAGCAGATACATATTCTTCGTAGTCTGGTCTTTGTTTGTCGTATTTATTCCATTCTTCTAATGCAGCGTCACCTATCTTACCATTAAATGGACAAGGTGTGCCAGCGTGTGCCATGCTTTGAAACACCCTACTATCTTGACATAGTATGGATACAGCAGCAACCTTCATGTTAAAATCAAACAATAATTTAGATAATTTCATACGTTCACAATTCATATCACGTTTTGTAATACCAATACTTGCACCTATTAATGGTTTCTGCATACCTGCGGATACACCTACAGTACAAAGATCTTGCGACATTGCAGAGATACCGGGAGCAGATGCAGATGGTACGGTACGTTGATCGCCTGTATAAGAGTTGTTATTGTTTGTAGTACTGTTGTTTGTAGTGCTGTTAGATGATGAGCCATCTTGATAGTTTGTTGTAGCTTCACTGTGATAACCACCTGTAATTGCTGTATTACTAGCTGATGAGCCTGATGTCGATTGTGTGTTAGTTGTTGAGCCAGCGCCTGTTACATCTGCCATTGCAGAGTCCATCAAAGAACCAAACATCCATAAAAATCCAACTAATACAATAACTAGTATTGAAATACCTTTAAGCATAATCCCCCCGAACTGCTTGTATGTTATATTATAATTTACTTAGATATGATTGATAGTCAAGTCGTTATTATTCTACAATTTTCTTTATTTTTAGACGTCCCATGTCTTCATATACAACAGCCTCTACTTCTTTGCAGCTCATGTATATGCCTTCTTGGTCTTCTCCAATGTTGCGAGAAATAATCCGCTTCTGCTTAAGACAATCGCTAAGGCCGTCAGTTGGCACCATTTCTACTGTTGAACCGTTCTGTATCATGAGTATTGCAAAAACAACTTTAATGGTTTCCATTCTTTCTCTCTTCTAGATCTATAATACGATCTTCATGAAATTGTATAACCATATCGTTTTTAAGTATCATTGGTATTTCTGCTTCCATCTGTTCTTTTAATTTTTCTA